GGGTCATGTCCTCTTATAACAACTTGCAAACCACCTGTGCCAGATGCAACAGTTACGTTTAGTGATACTAAAATCCCTTTTGCATTTTTATTCGTCATATTTGGGCTGGTTGTAGTGCTAGTTCTTGTAGCACTTGCTAACAACGTACCTTCTGCATTTAGTACAAAATCTGCTATTCCTTCTGCAACTTTACTACCAGTTAGTTGGATACTCTTCTCAGAATTAACCAACGGACTAACCTTACCAATTACAGTAATACTACCACTAGCGTAACCACTAACTCTTGCACGTACAGATTTTATAGTAGCAACTTTTATTTCATATAACCCTACCGTAGTAGTCGTACTACTTTGTGTACTATCATTTTTCGTTGCTACTATAGGATACCAATTTGTATCATCAATTGAACCTTCAAAATTAATTGTTGCAGAAAAAGTACCTCTAACTTCTAGTATAGCAGTTGCATAATCATTTACATCTAAATTTGTTCCATTGCCATCTGCTGTTACAGCATTTTGCATTGTTAAATTAGCAGGGGAATATCCACCTGTAACAAAATTTTCAGAAACAACTCGCAATGCTTTTGATGTGCCATTTTTAAACGTAGTTAAAAAATCACTTAAAGGATTTTGTGCCATACTCTCACTCTCCTTAATTTATTATAAAAATTAAAAACTGGTGTTCTCAGTTAAGACACCAGTAATTGATAAATGTTTATTATTATTTATATTAATATTACTTGCAGATTGATTTAATTGTGGAGTTATTAAATTGCCATGTGAATCAATTCTAAAAGTATCTACATTTAATTGAGAGATTGTTAAACTAAATAAATAACTAAAAAATGTATCAAATTCATTTGCAGTATCAAAAACATATGCATCATCTAATAAAGTAGTATCATCAATTAATTCTGTATCATCAAATGTAGGTTCTGTTGTATATAAATTTCCTGCAATATGTAGATTTCCATTTCTAAATAAACGTGCAATAACTGTCATATTATCATTATCACCTACTTTTTAATTTGGTATTATTTCTATATCTAGAGAATCAGTTGTTGAATTATATACAAATTTAAATCTATTATTAAAACTTAATGAACCAGTTATATTATTATCACCTTGTTTATTAACAAAATCATCATATTCTAAATCTAATCTATTTTTTAAAGTTGAATATGTAATACCTGTTGGAGTAGAAGTTCTACTATCAATAATTTCTGCATCACCAGAACCAGAATTTAAAACTAAATTATCTACTCTTTGTGTTATTTCATTGGCAAAATCTTCAACATTATCGGAAGTATACAAATTATTTACGTTTTGTAATTGTGTGCGTTTTGCCATTATATAAACGATCCCACGACCGAAATATTGTGCTACTGTTATTGTTTGACCTTCAAGCGAAGAATCAAAAAAAACATATCCTGTTTCATAGTCAACTTTATAGTATGATGTTCCAGTTATTGCTTGATTTATATCTATCTCATATTTAGATGTTATTGATACTTTATAAAAAGAATCTGGAACATTTTTTAATATAATTCTATTATTTACGATTTTATGTTGTTCATTTAATCTTTGAACTGATATTTTATTTCCATTATCATCAGTGAACCAGAGTATTTGAAAAAATTCGTTGTATGGAGAAAATATTGACAATTAATCTACCTCCTTTATTTATAATTTTTATATTATATGATTAATATTTTATATAATTATTATATTTTCTTTTTATCATCTACTCCTTTCTCTTTGAGCATTGATTCTTTAATTGGATTGTTTAACACATTTAATACTTCATTCACCACAGTAATTTCCCTAAATCCAACATAACTTACTCTATCTAAAAATACTAATATATTATTCTTAACTTGGTCACTAATTTCATATAACATATTTTATACCTCCTTTTTATTAATTAATATTATTATTGTTTTATTTTTATTTTATATTTTTAGATTTTAAATAATTATTTTACTACTGTTCATCTATACTATTGCATTTAAACAACTAACCAAAGAATTCAAATCACTAGCAAATAAATAATCTCCAGAACTTTTTACACTTGGCAACCCCGTAGAATTCATATCATATATTGAATTCCTTGCTTGATTAAACATACTTGCATAAAAAATACCCCCACTACTTGCTGTAGTAAAGGTACTAGCAGACAAACCTTTATATTGCCTAAACTCATTAATTCTTGTACATAATCCATTCCATTCTGTAGCAGTTAAATTTGTTGCAGGATCTCCTGAAATTTTTGGTGTTGTCCAACTAAAATTACTTGGTCTACTAGTAGGAGTTATATATATTGATGCACCATTAGTAAGACTGTATAGTCTTGAACTATCTCCACCAGTTACCCATGATACTGCATGTAATTCATATTCAATTCCTTGTGTTAAACCAGTAAAAGTAACTTCTTGCCCAGGATATGTTTCTATTGAAGATTGTGTTCCAGAAGGAGAAATATATACAATATCACCTTCTGCCAATCCTGACATATAATCAACTTTAACACTAATTGAATTATCTGTCTTACTTATTAATGATAATGTTGGTGGACAAGGATTTACTGTTGCTATTTGTGTATATGATATATCTCTGACTTCATCATTATTATAAATATCTATTGCTTCAATATGTAAATTATATTGTGTCCCATAAGATAAATTATCAAATGTATATTGTGTATCTAAACTAAGTACACGATTTGTTTCTATATAATATAAGCGATATACAAGTTCTCCACCATATTTATCTTTATTAGGGATACTTGACCAATCTACTGTGAAACCTTTATCATTTCTACTAATAACTTTTGGTTCATCAGATGGGAATAATGTATATGTTATATAATTAGACACATCATCTGTTAGTACCCAATATTCTAGTATTTGAGAATGATTTGTAGGACAATATAATAAACCACTGTCTCCCCACCAATCACCCCAGTTATTGTGTATTATCCAATGTTCTACATTGTTTATAGTTGTCCATCCAATCACAACCATAACGTGTGTATAATTTTCATCAACATTATTAACAGGTGCTATCATGCCATCATTAGAAACATTCCATAAGTGATCGCCGTTATGCATTTCAATAAGAACTCCACCATTATTTTGTATGGCAGTTTTAACTTCAGTAGTATCAAATGTTTGAAAATAACTAGATATTTTATAATTCCTTGCTTCATCTATTAAACTACTATATACTGCACTAACTGCAATATCACAATTAGGATAAGTATCAATACCTTTTAAATGTATATAAACAGGAGCACCATCATTTACTAAATCTGGTAATGTTTGACTTATATACATTCCTTCATTTGTATCTGTATTTAATATTCTGTTTCCATAAATCCATTTATATGAGAATGTACCTTGCGTATACCAGTTTTCATAATATTTATATACCGCTGTTGAACCATGTTCTCTATAAGTAAATATTTCTAACATTGTGGCGAGTGCATTTGCTAAACAACTTGGTATTTCTGTTGTCGAATCTTTATACTGACAAGTAACCATTGGATAATAAGTTGGATAATATGACATAATTTATCACCTCCCTTCCTTATTATTTTAATTACTTATCTTTTTTAATTTGTAATAAATAATCTTCATATTTTAATTTTTCATTATTTAAGTTTTCTATTTCTAATAATAATAATTGCTTTTTATTTTCTATTTCATTTATAATATTATTTATTTTATTGATATCTACTGTTTCTTCTAATTCAACAATTTTTGTTTTTTTTATTACAAATGCACCATTATTATTAATTAATTCTACATTGTCTATTACATTTCTTTTTGGTGCAGGTCTATTTGATAAAGCACCACAAATTAATTCATTATTGATACTCATAAATAAATTACCTCCTCATTATTTTAATTGTTATTTTGAATTTCTTTAATAATACAAATAATAAAGACCTCTTTCAATTAATTAATTAACATTCTCAATTGAATTATTACAAGTGTTATTTATTTAAAATAATTCCGTAATATATAATATCTTTACTTTTATTTTTAATCTTACCATTATTTACCGAAATTAATACAGGATTAGAAAAATACTTACTATATTGTAATAATTGACTTGTTGTATTTTTATTGTCTTTTTTTTAATTCAATTATTACATCTCTATTTAATTCTATTTCTTTAGCCAATATATCTATTCTATATTTATCTATTTTAAATTCTTTTTCAATAAAAATATATTTTGGAAAAATTAACTTAAAATTACTAACAATATACCCATTTAATATACTTTCAACAGTAAAAATATTTTCTCTCCGTTCATTAATTAATGCTAATAAATAATCAATATATGACCAATAATTATCATCTCCTTAAATATCATATAAATTTGTTGTAATCCGTTTTAATCTATATAGATTGAAAAAATCTAAATCATCAATATATTGATTAATAACTTCATATAATTCTATAAATTCTGGTTCATAACCATATTCCTTAATATACCCATAAATATAATTTTCAATATTATTAATAGCAATATTATCATTATCAATATGTATCTCATAATTCATTTCATCAATCATATCTATATTTAATTTATACAATTAAAATTCCCCTTACTTTATTCCTGCTAAATTAATCATCTTACTCACCTGTTATTATTGAACAAAAATTAATACTAAAATATAGGGTGATATTTCACACCCTATATTTTCAATCACTTTCTATTAATGTACTAACGCATTTGTCACACAATTTTTTACATATCCAATCACCATCATACGCACTTCCATATTGTCCCTGCTGTTCAATTCTCCATACTTGCTCCTCAATTCCAAATACATATCCACATTTACTACATGTAACTGGAATGGGTTTATGCTCCGCACAACAAATAGAAATCATCTTATTTTCTAATTCATCTCCATGCTTAACATCCACAACTGTAGAATATAAATCATTAGTAAGGTTAGTAACATCTGTAATTTCATTCAAGGGTATGTATACTCTACAATCAGTTTCTATTTCATCCATCAAAACTAAATCATTATCACAAATATCATAGTTAAAATCTTGATAGATAAATGTAATTCTTGAATCTCTGGTGGTGATTTCTACTTTGTGGTTAACGAATTGGCTGAGATTTGAAATAAGGTTTGAAATAGGATTTTGAATAAAGTTTAACATAATAAAAACCTCCATAATTTAATATTTATAATGAATATTAACCCTATAAACATATTATAGAGGTTTCAATTTGTTATTACAACGTTCACCCAATGTGATAACAAAGCATATAATGGATTTATTTACTACTATCTTAAAATAACACTTATTTGCATAGAATTACTCTTTATTTTCATTTAACCTTTCATTTAATCTATATTCTAACAAAATCATTTTTTCTTTAAGAGTTTGAATGTCTTTAGAAATATTTGCTTCTGGATTATAATATTCTGACAAAAATTCTTTTACAGAACCTACATTCTCTTGAGTTAGATTTTCATGCATCTCTTGTACAATCATTTGCCTAATATAATCTGAAACAGTAGCCCCTTTGTTTTCAACATACTTAGTAAATTGTTCTTTTAATTCTGCACCTATTCTAACAACTATCTTATCATCCTTATTCTTTGTTTTGTTTTTAGTTGATGAAGTTTTATTAGATAATAAGTATCCATGTACATTATTTTCATCCATAAAAATCACTCTCCCATCTTATTATTGTATATCATTTATGTATTTTTTAAAAGTGGGAGAAAAGTATTAATATAAACAGTATATTTATATTAATACTTTATAAAATTTAATTATCAATATTATCTATTCTATTTTTCCACCAATTACGATCTAACACTTCACCGATAATTGCATTTGCCACTCTATCACATAAAACTTCTTCTGGATCATTATTTCTAAAATCATTATCATATATTTCTTTTATTAAACAATCTTCTTCTGAAATATTTAATCTTTTCCTTAAAGATTCAGTTTCAATTTTTATAGTATTATAAAGTAAAAACCATTCAGTCCTTAATTTTATATGTGTTATTTCATGAATAATTAACCAAAAAATACTTAATTCTGTTTCTGCTTGATCTTGAAAAATAATAATTTTATTTTCTGTTGGTTTGCTCCATGCTCGAAAGACATTATTACCAGGAAATGGTATAGATTTAAAATAATTATCTTGTGTCCAATAAGATTCTTTTTCATTAACATTTGCAATAATAATATTAATATCATTTAATTTAAAACAATTTAAAAAATTATTAATATCATTTAAAATACTATCACTTAATTCAACTTGATTTAAATATAACATATTTGTATTCTCCTTTATAGTTTTTTATTAATGATATAATACTATAAAGGAAAATAGATGTCAATATATTTATTTTATTATTTTATTAATTGAAATTAATATTAAATAAAAAATTATTTTAATAATTTAATAGTTATAATGCCAATGCTTGCATCTTCATATAAACTATGGTATAATGCACCTAAAACTAAAAACAAAAAGGAGTTGAATATCTATGAAAAAACTAAAAAAATTAATTATGCTTACTGTCGTTCCAGCAACAATTTTATTCAACGCTTCATTCGCTTTTGCAAATACAAATCTACCATCAATAGATAAATTACAATTAATGTTTGATCAACTAAAAACCAATCCTGAATTCCAAAATGGTCAACTATATATTAATGCAAAATTTGTTACACAATCTGGATTAATTTTTCAATGGGATAGCGAGACAGGAAATTTTATTTTTGGTGATAGTGATGGAAGTGGAAGTGGTGTAATTACACCTCCTGCTACCACACCGATTGTTAATCCTACTTTACCTGAAGAACCTATTGTAAATGTTGATAATGTAACACAAACTTATATTAAAGACAATGTAAAATTTATTGAAGTAAATAATATTATATTTGCTAATTGTAGTAATTTAAATAATAAATATCCAGGTATATTTAATGGCACAGGTATGAAAATAGACAATATTAATTATATTGCTCATAAAGATAGGACATATGTAAAATATGATTATTTTTTAAATGTTATTTTAAAGAAATAAACTATTAGCCTAATACTGCAACTACAGGATTTTCAAATATAACATTGCCATCTATATATGTATTTTTCCCTGTTGTGCCAATTTGAGTTGAATTAGTGCCATATATTGATAAACTCTTTGCAGGTGAATCCATTTCTATTTTTCCATATACTACATTTAGAGAATCTTTCCATAATATTGTACTAAATTCTTCTGCTGTTAGAATTAAATTGCGTCCTATTTTTGCATCTGTTCCAACATCAATAGTTGTATTACTTGTAATTGTACCACCTATAATATTAGGACTTTCAATTGTTGTTTGAGTTATTTTTGTTGAAGTAATAAATGTAGGCAAAGAACTAAGTCCATTAGCCCATGTTGTAGATAATGCTCCAACGTCACTTGCAGACGAAGGTATAAACGGTTGACTTGTTACTTGCCCCCAAGTTATAGTTGCATTCGCTCCCATAGTAATATTTGTTCCAACGATCAATTCGTTGGTTTTTATTTTTGATGCACCAACACTACTATCTGCCAAATAAGTACCATTAATTTTTTGATTTAATTCATCAAGAATATTAGTACCACTTATTTTTAATGAATCACAGTCAATATTCCCTTTAATATCTGCATTTTCTGCTGTTAATTTTGACATGTATGCGTTTCCTGAAAGATCAACACGGAATGGTGCTGAATTAAACTCATTATTTCCTAGATAAATACCTTGATCGTCTGCTTTGAAAATAGAATTACCAGTTCCTATTTGTATATTTCCTGTAGATATTAAATCACCATCGTTATTTATATAGAATATATCTGTCCATACTGGAATATCTACTGTTCCGGTATTTTTTTGGATCTTAAAACCAGAAGTTGGATCGAGTAAAATTTGTGTTTTCTTATCTGAACGTATTAATGACATTATCATATTAAAAATCTGCACACCATTTTGATTAACAATAAATGTTTTATTACCTTCTGCATCAGATGCATCAATTTCTAAATTTAGACCGCAAAGTAGTTTTCCTATAATTTTTTGTCCCAAAATTCCCGATGTCGAGATACAATGTCCCCAAGTATTACCTCCATCATTACTAATAGCTAAAACACCATTTTGAATTATTAATACATTTAATGGATTATCAGGAGAAGTTATATAAATACCTCTTTTAGATATTTCAACATTTTCATTAACGTTTAATAATAATTCATTTTTTATATTTCCACTTAATTTATCTATTACATTTGCTAATTGGTTGTTTGTGGTAGATATATCATTCCAACTATCTTTATTTGCTTCAACAATCATTCCGCTATTTATACTCTGATTCAACATTTTTACAAACTTATCTTTATCTTTGCTTATTTCTTTAATATTGCTAATAACTAAATCTATATTGTTATTCTCAAAATCATATGTAATTTCTATTATTTTTGCTTTAATATCTAAATTGAATTTATCATACTTTACTCTAACTGTTTCTGCTAATTGTAATTTATCTCGATCATATTGACATCCAATATCAATACAACTAAATAAATCTACAATCCCTATTTCAATAACTGTTGGAGGATAATAATATTTCTCAAATTCCTTCTTACCCCATATAAGCAATTCTTTAGCATCTGAAATGTATTCATTTCTTATTTCTTTTTTAATAATAAACGATCTTTTTAATTCTAGAATTTCATCTGAACTAAAATTACTTTCCATAGACAATAAATTAACTAATGTAGTTATTTGATTATTTATATCACTAATATGATTTTCTAAACCATTATTTGTTCTATTCCCAATGGAACAAATAACACCTGTACTATCTGTATCAGCAAATGTAACATTGAAATCTATTTTATCTTTCGTTGTAAAATAAATTATACTAATAACATTATCAATAACACTACATTTCAGTGTAGGAATTAAAGGGAATTTATTATTATAATTATAATATTTATTATTAATATAATTAATTATTTTTGTAGCAACATTATTTATTGTATCGCCTAATGTTAATGGAATATCTATAATCTTATCATCAATAGTTATATTAATACTACCATCAGCAATACATCCATTAGTAATATTTATATCAAATAATATAGAATTAATTTCTTTTAATTTATTATCAATTTCTATTTGTTTATTATTTCTTTGTAAAATCAACTCAGAAATTGGTAAATTATTTGCTTGTGCTAAGTCAAGAGAGTCAAGTATAATAAACATTTCAGTTCTTAAATCTATTAATTCAGTTGTTTTAGTATTAATACTATCTTGATAAGTTATTTTATTATTATATAAAACATTATATTCTCCATCTTTACTTTCTAACAATATATTGTAATCTAATATAGCATGACATAAATTATCACTCATATAATCAGATTGTTTTAATACGTTTCTATTTTCATCTCTTTCAAAAGGATATATATAAAACATAAAGTTTTGTAGATATGGGCCTCCATTAACATTGGCAGTACTAATAGTTAAATTATCCTTGCCATAAATATATAATTCTGTGGCAAAATTATCAGGATTTATCTTGTTAGAAATATTTTCAATATATTTGCCGTAATCAAAAACAAGTCCCCTATCTAATCCATCTTCTATTTTACGTAAATGTATTTTATAATTCATACTATCAAATACAACTACAGCAGAAAATGTATTAGCAATATCATAAATAGCATCTAGTGCAGATTTTCCTGATATATCAAATTGTCTGTACATAATATCAAAACTTACATCTATATCTCCTATACTCCATGCAGTATTTATTAATATATCATTTAATACTTGCGTTGCATTTATTGAACTATTTGATTTATACCCATTTATTATTTCATTATTTAATGAATACGCCAAGGAATAACAAGTTATATTTTTTATATAGCCAGATTCATCTGATACATCTTCTGGAACATTAATTATAAAATATTCTTTATATGTACCATATTCAAACCTTATTAAATATCTAAATTTTAATAAATCATAATTAGGATTTCTTACTAACTTATGATTAATTTCAATATCTGTAAATATTGAAAAATTTAACTCATTTATTTGCGATAATTTTAAATTTAATTTTATATTAAATGCATCATTTAATATACCAACGGTTGTAAAATTATTATCTGGTTTACATACATATAATTGTGGTTGTTCATTAATTTTTGACAAATCTATTTCAAATGGTTTATCACTTGTTTGATTTTGTGCAATACTACTCCAAACAGTATTATCTAAATCATTCCATTTATAATCATCTATATAATTCCAAGTATTCATATTTCACTGCTCCTTATTATATAGTATTATGCTTTAAACACCTTAACTCTCAATATGCCAGAATTTAAATCTATTGTATTTCCTGTTTGATTAGAAAATGTTACAGTTACTATATCTTGTGCAGTAACTTCTGCAAATAAATTAATACCTTGAAGTACATTGCTAAAACTAGCTATTACAAAATCACCAATATTAACTCCCATAACGTCTAATGTTGTTGTAATTGATGTAGTAGTTGTTAAAGATGGAGGATCGTAAGTGATTGACGCATCTATTATATTATTATTTTGATAGTATTTTGACTCTAATGTATTTTGACCTTCATATATTCCAGTGGCATCTATTTTGCCAATTTGTACCCAATCTGCTCCATAAAACACTCCTTCACCAGCAGGTATTCGATAAAAAGTTATACCTCCTGTACTATCAGTACCATCAAATTCCATTTTGTAACAATCTACCCAATTACTTATACGTGTGTATTCATCTTCATGTTGGGTTGAATAATAGCAATTAAACATTATACATGTTCTACGATACCCAGCATATTCTTCATTATTCCAATGAAGTCTATCTTGAATAACCCCATAACCGCCAAGTTTAATTTTCCTATTATCAGTAGACAAATCTTTTTTTAATTCAAATGTCCCATCTGGGTTAAATGATACTAGATTTTTGATTTGATCTCCATCACTTGTAGTAATATGTAAAGGATATAGTATGCCACCTCTTGTTTGTAATACAATAGTAGCTCTAGGTATATCCTCATATGTGAGCATAGAAAAATCAACAAAATAAGAATTACCATTAATATCGCCTTGTGGTAGCATTAAAGCTAAAGTAGCTTCTTTTGAATTAGTTTCTGGTGCTCTTATTTCTGCAATAGTATATTCATTACTTGTTTTTGATTGAATTTTAAATATTTTTATTGTTTCACCTGAAATAGTATATGGGGTAACAAGATAGTCTCCATTAAGTACAGTAGTAATACTATTTATTATTTGATCTATTATATCGCTATTGTTATTAATATCTGTTATTGAAGCTGGGTCTATCCCATCTGGTTTTTTAAGATTTATATTGTCAGTATATTGCATTTAATTTTTGCCACTAAAAATATAGACAAATGTACTCATAATCTATATTCCAGAAAATTATTGGTTCATCGTGTCCTGCCTTGAACGAATCCTACTACAGTTTGATGTAACACTCCACAATCGTAAATTCCCAACTGACCATCGGTACATATGTACAATGCAATTTTAACAAGCAATTGTATATTCTTTAGCATTTTTTAAATTAATTGCAGCATTCAAATCTCTATCAATTTCTAATCCACATTCACTACAAATATAAACTCTATCTGATAATTTTAAATCATTCTTAATTCCACCACATGCTGAACATAATTTACTTGAAGGATAAAATCTATCAACAATTCTTAATTCAATATTATATAATTTACATTTACTTTGAAGTTTCGTTCTAAATGTATAGAAATTTTGTTGTGCAATTGCTTTTGATAAATGCTTATTCTTTATCATGCCTTTAATATTCAAATCTTCAATAGTAATGAATTCTGGTTTGGGTTTCACCAATTCACTAACTATTTGATTTACATAGTCAGTCCGAATATTATTAAGCCTTTGAAAAATTTTCTGGATTTTTAATATTTGTTTATCTATATTTGCAGAATTAGCGACAGATTTTCCACCTCTTTTCTTTTTATTCTCATACTTTTTTGATAAACGTCTCTGCTCACGTTTAAGTTTTTTTTCTAGTTTTTTAACTTTTATTGTTTTATTAATATTCTGTTTAACAATACTATTACTTACTATTGCAAACTCTTTTAACCCAAGGTCTATTCCTATTCCTTCATTACAAGATTGATAATTATTAATTTGTTTATTTTCATCAACTAATACGGAAACATAATATCTTCCTGCTTTATAAGAGATAGTGCCACTTGCCACTTGTCACTTTAGTATTAACAGGAATATAACCTTTTTCTTTTAATCTAATAAAACCAAATGTTGGTATTTTAACCCTATGTCTTTCAACGGTCCAATCTGTTTTATTATTTTTTGGAAAATATGCTTTTACATTCTGATCCTTTTTCTTTTTAAATCTAGGAAACTTAGATTTACCATTAAAAAATCTTTTAAATGCAATTTCAGCATTCATAATTGCCTTTTTTATTGCTTTGCTTGATACTTCTTTAATCCATTTATATTCTAAATTACTTGGTATAAATTCATTATTCAACCATTTAGAAAATTCCATCCCTGAAACAAATCTCTTTTCTTTTTCATATATTTCTTTATTATGCGATATATAAAAATTATAAATAAATCTACAAGTACCAAGAGTTTTATGTATTTTAACAATTTGTTCGGAAGATGGATTTATTTCAGTTTTATATGCTTTTATATAAAAATATCATCCTTTCTATAAATTTTTTAAGTATATTTGTATATACTTAAACACATTTGTCTATGTTTTTTGGGAATTGTGTGGTTTCTCCTTTTATAACTTTAAGATAAAAATTTAAATTGATATCTAAATTTAAATATTGCTGTTCCTGTAACTCTTAATATATTTTTGCCACGATTTATACTAAGAAAATTAAAATTAAAATTATCATAGCGATTTGTTGCTAATAATGAAGTTATAATAATCTTCAATTCGTTATTAATACTTATTTCTTCTCCATCAACTAAATTAGTAAATTTAAATTCTTTACCGCTATCTGATAAATTAACTAATGAAAAATTACCATTTCCTATTTTTTTTAAATATAATTCTGGCGTACAATTTACAAATCCAGAATTAATAAATTCAATATCTGTGTATGTTGGGTTAATTGTTAAATCATACAAAGGACTTTCATAAATTGAAGAAAAACTATATGGAGAATTAGTTATAAATGTAAGTGTAACATATCCCTGATTTAAACAATTATGATTTAAATTACTATCGTCTGATAATAATACATAATATATTTTATGTAAATCTTCAGAGAATATCATTGGAACATAATATGGTTGATTTAATAAATATGCAAGATTATTTAATTTATCAAAATTAAAACCATCTTCAAACATTAACGTAACACTTAGTTTTAAAGGAGATGGTTTAATATATTGCAAATATGGTGATTCTTTTCCTTTAATTTGTATAGATAAAATTTCTCTTGAATGTATAAATGTTTCTTCTTGCATTCCAGATTGTATATTACAATTTTTTATTCCATAATTAGTTGAATATTCATTATTAAATATAAAATATTCTGAAGCACGAATTGTCATATGATTTCACCTTCTTTGTTTTAAAATTAAAAGAGTAGTTATTAAATTAACTACTCTTAAATTTATTTACCTAATTTTTTTAACCCACTTACTATTTCGGTAAATACCACATTAGCATCTTTCTTTGTTCCATTTAAATTATCTATATTTAATGTTAAATTATAATTCACATTACCTGCACCTGAAACTTGTGATTTAAGATTAAAAGAAGGTAAAGTAAAACCAGACATCATATTTTGTAACATTGGAACAAAATTATTAATTCCTTTTTTACTTAATACTACTTCATCATTAAGTAATTTAGATATTTGTTCATTCTGACCTTTATTAAATAATTTATCTATAATATTTGCTATTCTTGATCCTTTTTCACTTCCACCAACTACACCTCCATCATGATAAATATTATTATCAAACCAACTTTTGGCAGAAATATAATCCATACTTTTTAATAGACTTCTAACATCATTAGGGATTTGTTCATAATATATTTTCGCTTCATTTTCAGCATCAGTCATCATTTGCTGATTGCCAGTCTCATACCCTTGCTTCCACATTTTTTTATCATAAATAATATTATTTATTTGTGTTCTATAAGGATAATATTGACTATGTTGAGTTCCATTGCTACTGTTACTAGAATTATTATTACTATTAGAATTACTACCGTTATTACTACCTAATTTACCAGTTAACTGCCCAATACTATTACTTATTTCACTAGTTAAAGTATTTCCTACACCTGAACCTAAATTACTAATATTGTTTTTTACAAATGTTAATAATCTTTGTAATTCTGATATAGTATTATCAACATTCCCCTTCATTAACTCTTTACTTATATTAGAAAAATTAAGTTCGTTATCAATCATATCTTGATAATATTTTTCTTTTACATTCTTAATTTTTTCTAATTTTTCTTTCTCAGCATCATATTTATCATCTTCTGCATCTTGCTTTTCTTTAACATCTTTTTCATAGGCATCTAATTGGTCATTTAAAGATTTTTTTCTTAATTCTTTTTCTCTACTTTTTTGTGTTTTTTGAATCTCTAATTCTTTATCTGATAATTCTTTTAATAATTCTTCTTTTCTTAGATTTGCTTCATAAGAATCATCATTTGCATAAGATTCAATTTGTTTTTGAATATCTAGTTTTTCTTCATTTAGTTTTTTAATATTATCTTCATAATCTTCGGTATCAGATAATTCATCTAGTAATTTTATTTTTTGATTAATAGAATCTTTATATTGATCTAATTCATCATCTAAATTTTCTTTTACCTGATCATGTCTTTTATCTTCTGCTTTCATTTGTTCATCAATTGCATCTAATGCTATATCTTTTTCTTTTTCATAAGCAGTTTTGATTATAGATATAGTATCGTCTATAATTTGTTTTTTCTTATCATATAGTGCTTTTTCATTATCTATTATTTCTTTAGTAGTATCTGAAATTGCTCTTTGTAATTCCTCATATCTTAAAGTCCCAACAAGAGTATCAGCTAATTCTTTCTGATATATTGCTTGTTTTGCTTTAAGAGCAGATGCTATATTAGAATATTGAATAACTTCATCTTTTAAAGCATTATTATATTCTATAGACCCTTTTTCATTCATTTCCTGTTGTGATTGAGAAATAGCAATTATATTATTATATTTATCTATCTTATTTGTTACTTCTTCAACTTCGCTGGATGTTATTTCTGCTTGTTTATCAACTATTTCTTTTTGTTTATTCCACCATTCAGCAGATAATGCTTTCCTTTTTTCTATTGTTTCATTTAAAAATTGCTCATCCTTAAAAGTACCTTCAACAATACCTTTTTTCATATTTTCAATAGCTTGATCCATTTGTTTAGCTTGTTCTGCTAATTGTTTCTGGATACCTATTGTGCTATTTTTTTGTATGTCTAATTGTTCTCTATATTCAGGTGATGACTTAAACATACTCTCAGAAAACATTTTAGAGAAATTACTTTTCTGCTCAAATTCATTAATGATGTTATCCGACTCTGACCATAAATCTGTGTACCATTCTTTAGAGTTTTCAGCAAATTTCTTTTCTAATTCTAATATCTTAGAGTTTATTTCTTCTTGATGTTTAATACGATCTTCTGCTAATTTTTCGTATGTTAGATTTGAATTAGAGGAAGAAGAAGTTACAGATGATGTACCTTCACCAGATAAATATCTTGCTCCAGCATAATAATCACTTCTTGAAGATAATGTTGATGTTCTTACATTTAAACCAGTACGAGGTGCTTCAATAAATTTATCATTACCCATATATATTCCAACATGTGCTAAATTATTGAAGAATACTAAATCTCCAGGTTGTAACTCATTTTGTTTTAATCCTTTAATTGGTGCTTGTTTATATTGATCGTATGTGACTCTAGGAACACTTACTCCTTCTTCTTTATATGCTTGTTGTACTAAACCTGAACAATCCACACCAATTTTAAGATCATTGCCTCCCCATTTATAAGGAGTACCTAATGAATCTAATGCTATATCTAATATACCTTTTGCCTTACCTGTAGATGTTGGAGTATATATATTGGAATTAGAAGAAACAGATGTACTATTTAATCCACTTCTTTGTTGCTTTAAATATTCAATTTGTTCTTTTATTTTTAAGTTTTCAGCATGTAGGGAATCTCTACGTGCCTTTGAACCTTTAATCATATTAGAAGTGGTGTCTTCTAGTGATTTAAGAGCATTGTCATATGACTTGATATTATTTGTTACTATTTCCCATGCTAAGGATTCTGCTGATTTTGCATCTGATGTGGAGTTTGATGAATCTGCACTATCTTTAGTTGATTGAGTTAAATCTGATATTGAACTACTTAAAGCATCATCGATACTCGCTATACTATCATATGCTTCTTTTAATATATTTTTTTCTTCTTTATATTTGTTACGCAATGCATTTAATTTAGTAGAATTAGGACTTTTTATTTCCCCTAATAATATATCAACACCACTAGAATATGGTGTATTTTTCCCTTGCATTCTATCTAAAGTATTTTGTACTTGTGCTTTAGATAAATAATCTGTGTCAATTTTAGCATTATTTAATGCTTGTAATGCTGCTATCTCCCCACTAAGGGATTTTATTATACCTAAACTTGTCTTAATTTGATCTTGAAGTTTTCCTCTATTGCTTATGATTTGTCTTTTTGTTGCTTTTTCATTCTCATCTGCTGTTTTCTTTTGTTGCTGTGCTTCTTTTCTTATTGCTTCAATAACTTTATTAGATATGGTTATAGTATCGCCTTTAGCATCTATTAAATGTGGATAACTTTGAGTTAATATTGCAGTTATATCATTTAATTTCTTTTGCTCTTCTGCTGTTAAATTACTTTTATTACTCAATTCTTGATATGTATCAATTAATTTAACATTATTATCGGCAACTTTTGTTTGGTTACTAGCTTGATCTATTAATGTTTTTTGATATTCTGTTGAATTATCTTTTGCATTGCCTATACTTCCTGATAATTCATCCTGCTTTATTTTTATTGCTTCTAAAACTTCATCTACTGTATGGTATTGTGTAATATTTATTCCCATTTGTGCTGCCAAATCTTTTAATTCTTTTGACAAACCTTTTACTGATGCTGATTGAAACCCAAAAGCACTAGACCTATGTTCTTGATTTATTTCTTGAAGTTTATTTTTTAATTCATCTAATTTTTTAACAATCGCATCAATATCATTAATATCTTGTAATGATGTTTGACCAATTTTATTTGTTCTTTCAAGAATTTCATCTAATTTTTGCTTAGTTTCTTCATATGTTCTATTTAACTGCTCTTGTTCTTCTCTAACTTGTTTTAAATGTCCCAAGAACATAGGAATAGCAGTAATTGCAACAATTATCCATGTTAAAGGATTTTTTAACATTGCTTTAGAAAAAGCAATTAAACTTACAGTTGCCCCTTTAATCATATTACCAAGCATAGTGTAAGATATTGCTAGTCTATGATTTAATGGAATAGCTGTAGCTACAAGATTATTCCTTAAAATCCAATTAGTATATTCTAATTTTATTTTAGGAATTAAAAGAATTAATGCTACTCCTAAAATAGAAGTTGCCGAAGTTAGTCCATTATAATTTTGTGTAAGTTCTGTAAAACCATTTATATATTGAGCAATAACACCTAATACAACAATCATAGCACCTTTTACACCTGATTCACCTAAAGCATAAGAAAATTCCTGAAATGCTGCTTTATTAAGATTTATTTTACTTTCCAAGGAGTTTAAATGTTTGTAGTTTTCTTCAATTGCTGAACCTAAAGATGTTTGTGCTGTAGCAGTTGCGTTTAAAGATATTTCCCAGTTGTCAAATAATGCCATCATTCTTGTAATATGATGCTTGCCCGCCAGACTTTCCGAAATATATGTTTTTTCTGCACGAGTCATCGACTCCCATTTACTGGCAACGGAACTGTAAATATTTCCTAGTGGTAATAACTCACCAGTAACATCTTTTACTGCAATACCCATAGATGCAAGTGCTTCTTGTGTTTTATCCATATTTACTCTAGCGAACGAAAATTTCATCATATTCCCGATTTGAGAACCTGATTCCCTAGTGGAAGTTTGTACGGCTGTCACATAACCAATTAATTCATCAAGTGTTAAACCAAATTGTTGTGCTGCTTCGCCAGACTTATTTATCGCTTGTGCTAATCCGATACTTGTCACCGCAAAATTATTGTCTACTTCATTTATTTTGTCGATTATTGTCGAACTTTTTTCTGCTTCAATATTAAATTGTGCTAATGCTCCAGTAAGATAGTTAGCCATCTCACCTGTTTTCAAGCCAGTTACGTTGGCTCCTAACATTGCTGTTCTTGCTAATTCTACTGCTTGAGTTGCTTCAAAACCTTGTTTACCGAATTCGATCTCAGCATCCAACGCTTCAGTAAGTGATCTTGCCATTTTGTTAGCACTTTCAGCAGTATCACGCATCAATTTAGGCCAATCAGTACTATTATCTAATACTTTACTTAATTCGGTTAATTTTGTATCAATTTCTATTATTTCTTTACCCATTTGCTTTAATCCATTGGTAACATTGTAAAAAATACCAGTTGCACCAGCCCACAACATAATTTTATTTAGTGCAGTTTTAAACGCAGAACCCATATCATAAGTTCTAGTCATTAAATCTTTCATGGATTCACTAAATTTGTGAGTTTCACCAGTTAATTTATTAACATAAGCAGTTACATTTGTTATTTTAGAACCATCTCTTAATCTTTGTGTTACTTTTATGTATTTTTCAGTTTCTTGAACATTGGCCTCTAGTAATTTTTTACCATGCATAATAGATTGATTATAATAATTTTGAGCGTTAGTAGCACCATGTACGGCATTTTGCATTTTAGGATATTGTTCAAAATTAAATCCTCTTGAATCTTTACTAGCAATTCTAGTTAAATCATAAACTCTTTTAATTGCATTTTCTAATCTAGATAATCTTTCTAAATCTTTATCAGAAACTACTTGACCAGATATATTTTTTTGTTGCATACTACTTATTAATGTTTTATATCTATTTAATGCTTTTTCTAAAGGTGCTAATTGTTCTGGTGATAAGTTATTAAATTTTACACCTAAACCTAAAGCATTTTGGGTTTTTGTATTGAGTTGTTTGGCTATTCTTTCTTGATTTGCAATAAATTTTTGTTGTTCTGCTTCTCTTAATTTCATTCCTCTGAGAAATTCAGAATTTTCTTGATCTATTAATTTAACACTTGTTTGATGTAATCTTAATTTTTCTTCTGCTGTTTGTCTTAGAGATTTTATATAATTTTGTTCACTTTTTTCTCTTTCTTTTTGCTCTTGTTGTAGTAATTTAACACTATCTTGAATTTGTTTTTGCTTTATTTTTTGGGCATCTTGTTCAGCTTTTTCTCTAAGTTTAACACCTCTGAGATATTCAGCATTTTCAGCATTAAAATCAGTACCTTTTATTTTTTGACTATTAGTATAATATTTTAATCTTGCCTCTGCTTCTTGACGCATTAATTTAACATTATTTTGAGTAGTTATTTGTTGTTGTTTTTGCTCTTGTTGCATTTGTTTAACTCTATTTTGAATATATTTTTGTCTATTTTTTGTTGATTCTAAATCTGCTTTTTCTCTTAATTTTACTCCACGTAAATATTCCTTATTATTATCATCAAATTGTTTTTGTTGTACTTTATAATACGATTGATGATAATCATTTGACTGTTTAGCAATTTTTGCAGATTCCCTTGCTAATTTCATCTGTTCTTTTAAAGCATCAGCATTTTTCTTAGCACCAAAATCACTATCTGTTCTATAAATATTTTCTTGATTTGGTCTAGAAGTGACAGTAGTTTTAACTCCAGTTTGAGAATTTAAATAAGTTTGATCTTGTCTTAATGGATCACCATTAGCTTTTTTTAATTTAACAGTTCTAATTAATTTACCATATTCATTATTTAATTTATTTACTACATCAGTTTCTTTATTAATATTATTTACTACTTGAGATGATGCAGATTGCTGTTTAGTAATTTTATTTTTATCTATAATTTCAGTAGTTTTTTGTACTATTTCACCATTTTTTTTTACTGTTTCAGAATATTTTTTTACAGTACCATCAAGTTCTTTAACTATTTGAGTATGTTGTTTTGAAACAGGTGCTTGGATATTACCAGAATTACCTAAATTAATATTTTTTAAATTAACACTTGCTTCAATTCTTGCAGATAATAATTTATTTATTTTATTAACTATATCTGATATATTTGCGGTTGATGGTAGTTTTATAGTAGGAGCAATCGTTATTTTATTTAGTTTTTGCTGAAGTGTCTGAATAAGTTTATCTGTTTCTGTGACTATGTTTGATTTGGAATTATTTTCGATCAAGATTTTTAAATATATAGCAAGGTCGTTTTGATTTGACATTTATTTTACCAACTCCTTTATATTAAAAATAAAAAAGAGTTGGTACTTAACCAACTCTTAAAATTCATTAAATTTAATTTTACTTAAATCAACATCAAAATTAGTTTCATTTCCATTAATAACAATAGCAAATTGAAAATTCTTTACATCTCCTAAATCAGAAATATTAAAATAAGAAATACATCCACCAATATAAGCAGGATCAGGGAAATATTCAGATGTATTAGAAAATTGTTGACCACTACTATCTGTAGGATGAATTATTTTATCTCCAATTTTAATAACTGTTGTAGGATTTTTCATAAAATCAGGTTCATTACCATAAAGAAAGCAAAAAATAGCAAATATGTCTTTAGTTTCATAATATTTGTTTTTAGCATTTTCTAAATTATAATCTTGATAATTTTGAATATTTTTTAATGCGTCTAACGTCACTTCAAAATAAGGAGTGAATATTACTATATATCCATTTATACCACCAAGATCAATTTTATTCTCATTTAATAAATTTCCTTGTTTCCCTTTGTAAGTTTTAGCAAGTTCAATTAAACTTTGTAATTTCTTATCTAGGATTTTGTTGGATTGCTCATTTGTTGTGTTTATTGTATTGTCTATATTATTTGTATTTGATTGATATGTATTATTAGGACTACAACCACTTGAAAATAATATTATAAAAAATAAAAAATATAAATTTATATTATTATACATATATATTCCTCCATTTGTTTTTGTATTTTTATATGTATATTATATGATATAGGAAGAATATGCAAGATATTTTTATAAATTAATTAATTCTTTATTAATTCGTCTTAATGTATTATAATTATATTTTATATTAAATTGACTACATTTAACTAATTGATTATCAATATCAAATTTAATCCACGAATGTCCAGTATTTAAATACTCTTTTGCATAATTAACCATCTCTAATATTATATTATCATTTGGTAAATAATCTTTTTTACTAATAATTCTTATTTCTTTCCAACCACTACGATATAAAGCATATCTCCTATTTCTTTCTTTTTTATCAAACTCATCCTGAGTCGTAGATTCTAATTTAACACTTAAATCATGACCGCCTCCATCGTATTCTACATATAATTTATCATTTATAAAAGCTATATCAAGAGAAGATTCTTTAATTGGGTAGTTTAATTCTCCACCAATTAAACTATGTATATATCTTTGCTGTGTAGAACATTGTTGTGTCCCATTTTCATACATTGTTTTATGAATTCTTTCTACTCTACATTTATTGCATCTTTTACCATTTTGAAAATCAGATAAAGCAATTTTTGCCTGATTCCCACATTCACATATATAATCCAATGGTTCCTTACTATTATTATATTCTGTAAATAACGGAACACAATTACCTTCAATAAAAATTTGTCTTACATGCTCAATATCATATTTAAGTTGATCGCTTAATTTCTTTAATCCACATAGTTTGCATCTATTGCCTTTTCTAAAATTCCATAAAGTTATTTTACTTTCATTGCCACAGGAACAAATATAAGATAAATCATCATTTGCTCCAGTATATTCACTTATTAATTTACATCCATTGTCTTCAAAATATTTTTCGGCTTGCTCTTGAGTATATTTTTCTAATCCAGTACATACTCTACAACCATGTTTTTGATTCATAAATTTACCAAAAGTAGTTTCTCTTGGTGTACCACACTTACAAATATATTTTAAATTTATATGTGATTGAATATAAGGAGTTAATAATATACATCCTTTTTCTTCAAAACACTTATTCACATATTCTTGGGTAGGTGGTTTATTACTAAAATTATTTGTCAATCTTAAATGTCCTCTTTTACTTTTCACTTGTTTTTTAGTTTTATTACCCAATACATCTGCAATTTCTTCATCTGTCATAGTCATATAATTTTCTTTTAAAAACAACACTTCTTCATCTGACCAAAGTTTACCCATAAAAATCCTCTCCTCTTAAAATTTTATTTTTACATCTCTCCTCATTTATAAAACCATCATTAAAAAAATAATAGGGAGGGGTTATGAGGAGATTATCAACCCCTTTATCAGTTAGTTGTACGGACTAACCTTATCCCTATAAAATTATTTTCTCAATCAATAATAATCAAAACCTACCAGTCAACTCAAACTTCTCAATCTGTTGTCCAGTATACTTACCATCCAATAAATTTTCAAATTCCTTATATTTTAAATCAGTAAAAAATTTTATTTCTACACTCAACGCATACCCTATATGAAAATATTTATAATTACACAGCAACAAATTTTCTGAACCCTCTGCACAAATAATCGGTTTTCTCGTCAACATATTCAATACCTCCTACTCCTAATAATTATACTCAACAAATATTTCCGTAAAATCAATCATACTTAAAACAATTTGTTCAGCATTCATACTAGGAGCAAAAGGATTCCTATGTATGTCCAGAATATCAGATTGATTAATTAACAAATTCTTATACTCTTTTTCTTCATCATAATTTTCAAAACCAAATTGATACTTACCATTCAAAAAATTAAGAAATTCAAATCCATCATACAGCACGTTCACACTAACCGTATCTGTCCTAACTTCCAACCATACAGGTTTTCCTAATAACTCGTCCATAATTTCTTCAAATTGCAATTTAGTTAGTTGATGATAATTCATAAATAAAACCTCCATAATTTAATCTATATCGTGATTGTCTATAATTCCAACAATCACCTTATAAACTATATTATAAAGGCATCAATAAATAATGTCAAGTTATATCTTGATTATTTTTCAGGAATATCTGAATTATTTTTAAACCCACTTGTTTGACTATATTCATATAAATCTTCAACTTTACAATCTAAACATATAGCAAATTTAATTAATGTCTCTAATCTTGGATTATTAGATTTAAAGGCTTCGGATAATGCCTGACGAGATATACCCAATTTATCAGCTATAAATGCTTTAGTAATGCCTGTTTTCTTTTGATATTCTTCAACTTTATCTTTAATTTTAACTTCAATATCCACACTTATTTGTTGTTCAATTTTTTTAAAATGTTTTTCAAGGACTTTATGAATTTCTGTACCATCTATTATCTTTATTATTTTACTCACTATAAATCACACTCCTATTATATATTATACACTATCAGTATGTATTTATCAAAAGTAGGGGTAGATAGAGAGTTTTTGTTTCTACTAAATAATCACAAGTAGCAACTAAGATTTATTTCACTATAATCTTAGTCACTTATTTCTAATTATTTAAATATTTAATCAATCTAATAATTATTTAATTAACATTACTAACATTACATTCTTCCATCATCTTACAAAAATCTTTAGAATTCAAAACTTTAAATCCAAATTTATTAATATCATGCATACCACTTTTAAAATCATCTGAAATTAAATAATTCGCATCACCTTCAATTGCACATTTCAAAAATATATCATCATATTTATCATTAATCTCAGGTGATTTAGTGTGAGAGGTATTAACTGTTGTACCATAATAAAATAATTCCATTATATCTTTTAAATCATTTATGGAATCAGATTTATTTTTATAATATCTTCTAGCAAATCCTTTTATAATATATACTAATTCACCAATGGTATCTTGACTAAAAAATAATTGTAATTTTCTATTATCAATCATATCCATAATAATATTACAATATTTATTTTCACTATACCAACCTTTTACAAATATATTAGTGTCTATAACCACTTTCTTTTTATCTCTCATTTCTTACTGCCTCCAAAATCATTTTTGCATCTTGCACAGTAAGTCTTTGTCCTTTTCTAGCTGCTTTTGCTCTATTTTTAATATTACTCATACAAGTTAATTTCACATTATCATCTAATTCATTATCATCTAATTCATTATCTATTGATTTAATTACTAATGGTGTCAATATTCTAACCCCCTTTACTAAAGGTTTAAGTTTATGCCTTGATGTGCCAATATTTCTTCGTGATCTTCTTGTTGTCCTTCTCATATTTATTATTCACACTCCATATAGTTTGTAGTTTATTGGTTAATAGTATTATACTATATGAGAAAGAGTATGTCAAGATATTATTATATTTTTATTTTATTAATTTGATAAATTTTTATGAGTTTACGATGCCGTAAACCCTTGATTTTATTGACTTTATAAAACTAAAAATTGCGACAAAATGTGTGTTTGGTAATGAATTAATTTATTTATTTTTACTCAAAGCATCTTTCAATTTATCTAAATCTTTCCATTTACGTTCTTTTGCTGTCAAGTCATTGTAGATGTGGTACATTTCAGACGAACCCCATCCCATAATTTCAATAATAAAATCACTACTTAAACCAAGTCTTGTCAAATAAGTCGTTATATAATGTCTTAGACAATGCGGGTAAAATGGTAAATTAAGGAAATCTTCCCATTTAGTAATCCAACTTCTAATAGTAGATACTTTAGCTGGTTCTCCATTTGATTTTACAAATAAATAATCGTGTTCTTTACTATTTCTTTTCATTATCTTTTCACGTTCTTCTAACCATACGTTATAATAAGGTATAAATATATCTTTAATTATGTATTTATACAAAGGCTTACCTTTTTTACCCTGTCCTTTTGTTTTGATCTCTTTTAATGTTTCAATAAAAATATCATCAAATGCAAGATTATTTTCATCAATTAATGATATGTTAATTCTAAGTAATTCTGAAACTCTAGCACCACAACCTATTGCCAATGCTAAAAGACATGCTTCTTGTGGTCTATTAATTTCTTTAGATAAATAATTAAGTAAATCATTTACTTGTTTTTCAGAAAGAATAGTCTTTTCATGTTTTGCACTCTTTGGTACTTTATCAATAACTTTTAATATTACATTTCTAAATTTAGGATAATCTTCTCCATAAAATTTTTCAAAGAAATCAGATAAACTACTTAGACATGAACGAAGTCTTTCAAATCTACTAGAACTCCATTGTAATTCAATAGTGCCAAAACTAAAGAAATCTGCAAATTCAATTTTCTTAATTTCTTGAAAAACTTTATTTTCATTATATAATAAATTCCATGTGAAGAAAATACGCAAATCTGAATCATACCCATTTATTGTTAAATCAGAGCATTTATTATTTTTATCTTTTAAAAACCTTTGCATAAGTTGAATATTTTTTATGTTTACTTTTTCCCATAATTCAGGACTAGTAATTGTATTTCTGTATATTTTTCTTGGCATTAAACCACATCCTTCTTTAATTAATTTAATATATTTATAATACAAAAATATCCACTTTTATAATGAATATTAATCTACAATAAACAAAAAAGAGTAGTAGATTAATTTCTACTACTCTAACACTAAACATAACTAAATACTTTAATCTACTAACTGTACATATGAGGCATCTGACCCATACCTTTATTATAATAAAATTTTAGTTATTTACCACTTTCCAGCCATGAGGTAAATCTATGGGCAAGTACAATCATCCCAAACCTTATGTCATGGATTTTATAAAACTTTCAGATTTAATCTTTACTATTTAAACTTTAATAAAAAATAAACTTTTATCTTTGAAGTTTGAGATTTAAACTTTTAGATTTAAATTTTAATATAATAATTTAATATCTCTTCTAAATTATTAAACTCCCAATAAGGTATTCTTAATAAATCTATATTATTATCCATCGCATATTTATTTTTTCGTATATCATGTATTTGTTGTTTTTTATATCTTTCTTTTGCATATTTAATAGGTTCTTTTTTGTAATTTTTTATTACTCTAAAATGAAATTCACCATCGTATTCAATAATTAAATTTAATCTAGGTAAATAAAAATCACATAATAAATTTTTACCACCCAAACCTAATAGTCCATTAAATGTTTTTTGTGGTATAAAATAATATTCATTATATTTGTCTACCAATTTATCAAATTCTTCTTGGGATATTTTAATAAAACCTTTACTAATTAAATCATTACTAATTTTCTTTTCACCTTTAGATTTTTTACATTCAGGACAGCCAGATTTTATTTTTCCATTTCTATCAGAAATCTTTGCTCTCCACTCATGTCCACATTCTTTACATTTCCACATAGCATATTGACTACTTCTAGGAGTATAATCTTCTGGTCTTTTATTATTTTTATTATAATCCCATTCTTCACATAATTCAGGATTATTAATTAATAAATTATTTTCTTTCGTAGGATAAAATCCAGAACAATAAGGGCAATTATTTTTAACTCTGGTATTTATACTTATGTACCATTCATGTCCTTTATCACATTGCCACCAAACATATTTATTACTACTATAAGTAACATCATAAGGTGTCAAATTACCATTCTTAGTAGGATGCCATTGATTGGCTATATCAGGAAATATATTTGCTAAGTTATTAGACAAACCAACTTGTAGTCCATGACAATAAGGACAACCACCACCATCAAATATACTATTCCAATCTGCTTCAAATTCTTCTTTACAATTATCTTTTAAACATTTCCATTTAAGTTTTTTTATATTATTTTTATATGTATCGCTTAATAATTCAAAAGATTTATTATTTAATTTACACCATAATTTAATATTTTGAATTGTATATGGATTTGATCTATGAAATTTCCTTGGTATTTCCTTTTGTTGTATACTATTCCATTTTGCTATACATAAATAACCTTCTTTAGTTTTAAATAATAAATATTTATGAGCATTTTCATATTTTTCACTAATCAATTCTAAATCAAAATTATTTAATTTTAACCATAATTTAATATTATCTATTGTATAAGGATTTGCTTTGTGAAACCTTAGTCTAATCATTTTGTAACTTGAAAGACTAATAAAATTAGCAAAATATAAATAATCTTCATAATCTTTTAATATTAATTTAGTATTATTATTTATATATTCTTTACTAATTAAAATATATCCTAAATTTTCAATATATTTTCTCACTTCTTCATATGTAAATTTCTTCCCTATAATAATTACCTCCATTAAAATATTTGTTTACCTTATGGATTGTCATAGTTTCTGTAGTCATGTTAATTTCTCCTTTTTAATTTTAAATTTTAAGATTTAAGTTTAATGATTTGAATACATTTATTATTTTAATATAGTGAAGACAAGAATAAAATATCTTCACTATATTTTATTAATCTATGTATCTAACTAATCAATTAATTAATCTCTCTACTTATATTTCTATCCTTCCATATTACTCATCTTCACCTTTCTTTTTCTTTTCTTTAACAGGTTTAACTTCTAAATCTGCAATTGCATCTAATAGTTCTTTACCTTCCTTAAATTTAATTTTATTTTTTGCTTCAATATCAATTTTTTCTAAAGTCTTAGGATTGTGACCCGATCTGGCCTTTTTACCAATAATTTCCCAATTACCAAATCCCACTAATTGTACTTTTTTCCCTTCACCTAATGCCTTAGTAATACTTGCTAATACTGCATCGACCATTTTTTCAGATAATTTTTTTGTTTCCTCTGTCATTTCTGATACAGCACTAACTAAATCGGGTTTGCACATTTTTTCCATGTTAAATCATTTCTCCTTTTAATTTATATTTTTATTCCTCAGTTCGTTTTCTGAGGTTGTTTGTATTATATAATTATATTAGTATTCTGTCAATGGGTATTTTGAAATATATTTAAATTTATTATTGGGAATTTGAAAATTATTTTTTATGAGCAATATACAAAACACCTTACTTACCAACATTCCCTTTCCCAAGTCTTTTTTCCAATGCCCATCTCATTACATCTATATGTCCACCAGTTTCCTTTATATTTTTTTTAGTTGCTGTAATAAAGTCTCTTGGCATATTCCACCATTCACTTTTATCCCAATAACCATGTACAATTGCTGAAGTTAAATCCATATTTAAAGATTCAGGTTTACTAGGCAAAGCAGTATCCATTACCATAAGAATTCCATTGGAAACACTATGCTCCATTTCTAACGGATCGCCTAAACTACCTGTACCATAGGCATTTCCCATTCCACCATAGGTATTACCTGCTCGTCTGTCGTAGTATTCGGGGATACCTGCTCCATAAACTGTATCTGATACTGCACTCATTATTTCTTCTTTTACATATTTCGACATTTCTTTCCGAAGACTATCATCAATTTGCTTTTTAATTTTCTGCTCTATGATTCTTAATTGTTGTTGAAGACTAGCGATTTTATTTCACCTACCTTTGTAATAATTATATTTGCAAAAAGTACATTTATATCTCATTTATTATTCAGTAATCTCAATCCCATCATTCTTAATATCATTCTTAACGATATCTCTACTCAATCCACCCATAAAATATTGTTGTTTATTTTGACTATTATAAAAAACATTATATAATATAAATTATATTAATCTAATACTAATTCTTTTAATAATATTTTTTCTATATTATCAAAATCCCAATAAGGTATCCTTAATAAATTTATTTTATTATTTTTAGCATACTCATTTTTTAACCTATCGTGTATTTGTTGCTTTCTTAATCTTTCTTCTGCACATTCAATTGGTTCATCTTTAATTTTAATTACTTTATAATGAAATTCTCCATCATATTCTATAAGATGATTTAATTTTGGTACATAAAAATCATACGACAACACTCTTCCACCAGTGCCTTTTAATCCTTCAAATTTTTTTTGAGGTATAAAATATTTTTTATTATATTTATTTTTGTCATTTAAATTATCAAAATCTTCTTGCGATATTTCAATCCAATTATTATCAATAAAAACTTCATTAATTTTATTTTCACCTTTTGATTTTTTGCAATGCGAGCATCTATTTCCTCCATATAAAAAATTAGCAGGTCTTATATAAAATTCTTTTTTACATTCATTATGAAACATTTTAATATCAATATCATTTTTTGTATATTCTCCTAAAACTATGTATTCATCTCCAACTAAATCAAAGACTTCTTGTTTAAATTCTTCTGTAGTTTTCGCCCAACTTCTATGTTGGCACATTGGACATCTACGACCACTAGATAAAAAATTATCAGGAGTAATATCCCATTCGTAACCACATATATTATGTTTTATTTTTGTTTTAATTGTTGCTTTTTCGTATTCACCTAATACAGAATATTCATCTCCAACTAATTGATAAACTTCATTCTTAAAATATTCAGTGTCTTTATGCATAAAATGATTATTACATTCTCCACATCTATGTCCTTGTTGAAATTTTGAATAAGACATATGAAAAATATGTCCTACTGGACATTTTATTTCTAATTTATCTATATTTTTAGGTGTTTTAGTTAATTTAGTTAAAAGTTGATATCCTTCAATATTTATAATATTATAAATATTTTCTATTGTTTTTTGTCTACCAGCACATACTGAACATCTTTCACCACCATATTTAAAATTTCCAAATGCCATCTTAAATTCGTGTCCATAAGGACATAATATTTTTAAATATTTGTCTATACCATAATATTTTTTTGATAATAATTTATATCCTTCTATTGATTCTATGTAAGTTTTAACTTCTTCATAAGACAACCTTTTCTTGTCACTTCTAATTTTAATACCACATTCATTACATTGACGTTTACCTTGTTGAAAATTACCAAATGTTGTATAAAATTTATTTGAACATTTACATTTAATTGTTAATAATTTTGTGTTATCTATATAAATATCACTTAATAATTCACAATCAGAATTACTTTCAACTTCAATAAAATTTTTAACATAATCAAAACTTAACCTTGAGTTATTTACTCTACATTTCATACATCTGCTACCACTTTTAAAATTATTCCATGATGTTTTGTAAATATGAGAATTAGGACATTCTACTTCTATGAATATTTTATCTTCTCTATGTATATTAATTAATTTATAATTATTATTTTCTACGTATATTTTTATTTCTTCATCTGTTAATTTTCTAGGCATAATTATCACTCCTTGTCGTGTTTTATTTCCCTTGTATTTTTCTAAAAAATAAAAGAAGAGTGGGTACAAGGATTCCCACTCTTATCAGTTAAGTTAGCTAGACTTAACCTATCTAAATTTAATTTTTAATTATAACTTATTTAGTAATTTCAATTCCAATATTTTCACCTTTAACTGTATTGAATACATCTTTTAATTCAGAAAATTTACTCATATCAAGTTTATTTAAATCTTTTATTAAATTTTTACTAAGTGATTTTATTTTCTTTTCGTCTGGAATTTTCTCAATTAATTTATTTAATCCTTTAGCAATAATTCCTTCTATACTATTTTCAATTTTAATCATCTGCTCTAATTCATCTTCAACTAATTTATTAATAAAATTCAACTCATCAATATCTATGGAATTAATAATATAATCTAAAATTTTATATTTACATAAGAAATCATAATCCTCAATAGAATCCTCTGAGAATTCCAAATTTGTATAGTTTATTATAAAAGACATATTAGAAATTATAATTTTGTTAAAATAATCAATTTTCATGACTGAATTTTCATCTATTTCTATACAACTATTAATAATACTATCTGCAATTAATTTCTTTTCTGCTACAGGAAGATAGGGTTTAATTTCTACTCCTCCTAAAATTTGTGTTATATCAAAAATATTGTTGTTAGAGCCAGAGTCAGGGATTCTTTCTTTTAATTCTTGAATTTGCATAATAATTAATTCCTCCGTTTTATTTTTTATTTTTGTATTTTTAAAGAAAAATTTTTAAAAAAAACAATAAAAAAAGAACATAGAAAAAATCTATATTCTTAAATATTACTAATATTAAATTAACAATTAACAATTAACAATTAACAATTAATAATCATAATCATGTCTAAAATATTATCAATCAATCACTATCTATTTTAATCAATCCTAATTTAATTCCAGCAAATCTTACCCTCCCAACAATACTATCTTCGTTATCCTTTTCTATAAATTGAAATTTATCATCATCTTTAAAAGACCTATTTACCAAATTATTAACATAATGTCTGGTATGTCTTCTACAAATAATAACTATATCTGAATGTTTAATCATAACTTCTAATTTATTTACATCATCTACATCAAATGAATCAAACCATAATACATTTAATCCATGCTTTCTTAATCTGCTCATATATTGATTCTTATATTGTGAACCAACAATTAAAACTGTGAAATTACCAAAATTAACATATTCATCAGTGTTGTTATTTTTACGTTTATATTTATTAATAAATAATGAATTTTCTTCATACATGTCATAATCAAAACTATAATATTGAAATGCTTTAATTAATTTTGCTAATCCAAATTCTACAATTGCTTTTGCAGGAATTCCATTTTTCATATACGGAACAACATTAATAATAGGATAAGTTTTATAATTTGTTCCAACAAAAAACCATCTATTATTAATAACTCTTAACCAACCAAATTCTATATTGACATTATCTTCTATTTTCTGCTCATCAGATTTACAATTATACCCTAATCCAAATTTCATTTTATTAAAATACAATTTATACAAACTATAGATTTTTTCATATTCCATATAATTTGTATCATTAAACCTTGCAGTTAATTCATCTATTAAATCTATAATTGTCAAAGATTCTTTATAATTCTCAGAAAGGTATTTAAAATGTTGTAATTCAATACTCATATTCATAATAATTTCTTTATGTTTCTTTAAATCTTCTGCTACGGTAGAAGTATTAATATGTGTTAAAACAGTTTTAAGTTTTTCATATT